CAGTTCTTTTAATAATTGGTAATAATAAAAAAACACAAACTATTGAAATCCACATTCTCAAAAAACATGATCACAGCCAGAAGAAAAAAGAATTGGTCACAAGTAGGAGCAGCCGAAGCTATAGGTATTACTAAGTCGTCGCTTGGGGCCTATGAAGAGGGGAGAGTTAAAACAATAAAATACTCAACTCAAAAAGCAATTCAGAGAGCCTTTAGCATAGATGACTGGGAGGGATTCATCACAGACCCAAATTACTTCAATCAGCAAATTAACGATGAAGAGTTAGTCAAGAGGTTTAACGAACTTGAGCCTACCACAAAAAGGGCAGTTAAAATACTACTAGGTCTATCTAACTAATAATCATAGCAACTACTTATAAACTTCAGAGATAAATAGTTATAGTTTTACATCCGTACCAATTACATTCAAATGCTATTACTTGCTATTCCAACCCACATAAATGAAAAGCAGTACAAGATTTTAGGAAGATTGGTCGTAAAAAAATATCCCGACATAGCACAAACATTGCTTGCAACCCTAAATCACGAACCTTCGGAAAGTAATATCTCAAAAATTGAAGGCTTTTTTCTTAGCTTCTGTAAGCTACAGGGGATAAACAAAGAAACGTATTTCGGCCCCGTATATAAGACATCTAAAGTGGATGTCTTTCGTCTTTTTACGGCAGCTATGATTCATCTTTATTATCCCGAAATTTATTTCCAGCCAATCGAAGAACTAAATCTGAAGAAAAACGGATTTGTAACGGCACTTGCCAGGGCAACGGGTCAACACGCACCAAATGTTTCATCTAGGATCCGTGAAGTAGTGGCCTGGGAGAGAGAATATGACGACTTCAGAGAAAAAGTTTTGTGCATGGTGGAGAGGTTGAAAAATATTGCTTGATTAACTAAATAATAAAACGGTGTAAATCAGATGGTTTGTGCCGCTATTTTTTTAAATTTACTTATGATTATTTGTGGCATTTATAAGATCGTTTCTCCATCCGCAAAGGTTTATATCGGACAGTCAAAAAATATCCTTAAAAGAAAGAGTGATTACAAATACTTTGCTAAAGTTAGGAAGCAAAGACGATTATATTTTTCATTTTTAAAATACGGAATTGAAGACCATTTATTTGAAATTGTTTGCGAACTTCCTAAAGACGTGGATCAGGCCACATTGAATAATTATGAGCAGATTTATATGGATTATTACAAGGATTGTGGGTTCGAGTTGTTGAACTTAAAACAAGGGGGGCATAATGGCACTCATGGTGAAGATACTCGTAAGTTAATTAGCCTAATAGGTAAGGGTAGAAGGCATTCAGAGGAAACTAAGTTAAAAATAAAACTTTCAAATACTGGGCTAAAAAGAAGCAAAGAGTTCTGCCAAAAAATGTCAAAAATAAAAACAGCGGTTAAACTTAAAAAAGAAGTTTGTTTAAAAATGTCTCAATCACGAATAGGTAAGCCGACATGGAATAAAGGTAAAAAGGGCTGTTTTTCAGAAGTTACTATAAATAAACTGAAAGAATCGAGAAAGAAACGAGTGTGGTCGGTGGAGACGGTAAACAAGATGCGAATATCAATGGTTGGCAAAAATGTTGGTAAAAAGAGAACCGAAGGTCAAAGGCTAGAAATGAGCGCAAGGTTTAGTGGAGAGAAAAACCCATTTTTTGGAAGAACACATTCTGAAGAAACAAAAATGACACTAAAAAATAAAAGGACAAATAGGAGCATAGTAGATACTAATTCTGGTCAAAGCTTTAGCAGCATTAAAGAAGCAGCATCCTTCTATAATATAACGCCTTCTCAATTGTGGCACTATTTATCTCCTGACAGAAAAAACCCGACACCGCTAAGGTGTTTAAACAACAAGGAAGCAAATGCTGCATAAAAAAAAACTCATAAAGAAAAAGACAGTAAAGGAGCGGAGGCCGAAGGCCGCCCCTGGTGACAAGAGAATAGGCAACCAGTTTTGGAAGATGAGATCAAAACATGGAAGAGATACTATTTTTGAAAGTCCCGAAATATTATGGCAGGAGTCATGCAAATATTTTGAATGGTGTGAATCACACCCTCTTTATGAATCAAAAGCATTTAACCACCAGGGTGAAGTAATAATAGCAAAGTTGCCCAAAATGAGGGCATTAACGTTAGCGGGTCTGTGCTTTTTTTTACGGTGTAACGAGCATTATTTGAGGCAGTTAAGGGCAAACGAAAACAAAGATTTTTCTTCGGTCATTAGTGAAATTGAAAAAGTTATATACAATCAAAAGTTTCAGGGAGCAGCGGCAGACTTGTTAAATGCAAACATTATTGCAAGGGATTTAGGACTTAAAGACAATACCGATTTTACCAGTAAGGGGGAGAAAATAAACAATCCTATCATGTTTTTATCTGTAGATCGCTTAACCGATAAGCAGATAGAAGAATATCTTAAGCAAGATGCTGGCACTAACGACGAAAGTATTTGATGATTTGTTAGCTGCCTATAAATCCAACAATTATAATGTTTTTGTGGAAGAAGGGGGAAGTAGAAGCTCTAAAACCCATTCCATTATTCAATTTTGGATAGACTATGCATATCAAAACAGAGGGAAGTCAAGGAGGGTGATTATCACCCGTAAAAAAGGCACATGGGTTAAGGGCACAGTAGTCGTTGATTTTCTTAAGATACTTAGAAAGTACGGGCTATACGAACGCAATGAGCATAATAGATCAGAAGGCGCAGGTATTTATAAATTATTTGATACCGAGTTTTGGTTTATGGGACTTGACGATGAGCAGCGTATTCATGGGATGGCCAGTGATGCTTTTTGGATTAATGAGGCTATAGAATCAAGCAAGAACGACTACGACCAATTAATGCAACGGTGTTCGGGTTTTGGTATTTTAGACTACAACCCAACCGAGGAAGATCATTGGATTTACGAAAGTGTGTGCAAGAGGCCAAAAACCTTTTTTTATCATTCCACAATGCTTAACAATAAGCTCATCCCTAAGAACGCCAGGGATCAAATATTATCCTACCAACCAACAGAAGAAAATTACAATAATGGGACTGTAGATAAGCGTAAATGGGAAATATATGGTCTTGGCAAAAGGGCAAAAATAGAAGGATTAGTATTTGATTCCATTGAGATAATAGAAGAAATTCCTCACCATGTTTTAAAGCGGTTTACCGGGATAGATTTTGGATATACTAATGACCCCACAGCTATAGGCGAAGTAGGTATTTGGAACAATGAATTATATATCGATGAGCTTTGTTATCGTACACACATGACTATTGCTGAAATTATAAGAACGCTAAAAGAGGTAAACCGTAATCGTAAAATAATTTCAGAAAGCGCAGATCCAAGATTAGTCGATGAGATTTATAATGCTGGTTTTAATATTCATCCAGTTGAAAAGGGGCAAGGAAGTATTCAAGCCGGAGTTGAGAAAATGAAAATAATGAAGATTTTTATTACTGCAAGATCAATAAATGCCATCAAAGAATTTAAGAATTACACCTACCAACAGGATAAAAAGGGTAAATGGTTAAATATTCCTATTGACAATATGAATCACATCATTGATTTTGTCAGGTATGTTGTATTAATGGAGGTTTTGGGTAAGAACTTTAAACGTTCCGGAAAAGGAACACTGCTAGGGTTTCACTAAATTTAATGAGTTATGATAGGAAAGAAATTCACAACACTTGAAGATTGGACCCGTTTCTTAGACGGAAAATCTGTGTACATTATTCGTGAAAGCCACCCCAACTACAGGGAGAAGTGCAGGTTTGTGGAAATGGTGGGCATAAACAACATCATTGATCATCCAAGCAATCAAAACGGACATGCAATCAGGATGAAAGTAAAAACAGTGAACGGTCACTATCTGTTTTTGATACCAGGAGATTTTTTTATTGAAGAGAAGCCGGTGAAGTATAGTTTTCCGAATAATGGCAGCAAGTATCACTAGCAAAAGGATTTTATTTAAATGAAATATTCTAAAAACTTTGAACGGGACTATAATTGGTATTTAACACACAAGGATCAATTTACTTTTGATGGATCACTAGACACAAGTGATAAGGTTATATTTAGCGAAAATGGAAAATCAGCAAAGGATTGTTTTTATATTTATGATTCAAGTGGTCAAGTAGTACAAACAAAAGAGCCTGAATTGTTGCACAAAATTTTTAAATGCAAAGGATCGGTAAACCTCAATATAAAAATGTGGGCTGAAGACTTGGCTAACGGCACACTGCCGACTTCGTTATTCAAAGATATCTGTAACGAATTTAATCTTTTGCCGTGGATGATAGATGCAGTAGAAAAACAAAAAATAAAATATCGTCACGATGTAATCTTATAACACAATTACATTTTACAGAATTTACGAAAGTCTCTTCCCTGCTATAAATATACTTTGCTTACTGCATGGAGCTACAGGAAATTATAGACCTCATTTCATCCCCCAAAGATTTAGCAGAGGCAATCAGATCTACTAAGAATAGAGCCTTTAAGCAGAACTACGATTTGTGGGTTAAGCAGTGGAATACAAAAGACCACGCAATTGTCACCGACAAAATATTAAGACCCGACAAATTCGATGCAGATAACAAGCAAGTACGCATTGCACGTATACCCATCCCCTTCCAGAAATTAATAGTTAAACGTGCAGCATCGTTTTTATGCGGTATACCTATAGAGATTGATTGTAAGGTCGAGAATGAAAGTATTGAAGAAAAGCTATTGCAGGTAATAAAAAAATCATGGGATGATAATAAGCTAGACTATAAAAGTAAGGCACTTGCCAGGTTAATGATGAGCGAGACTGAAGCCGCTGAATTATGGTTTCTTGTTGATGCTGACAAAAATTATTGGAGAGGAACTCCAAACGAGGGTAAGGTAAACGTAAAACTGCGCCTCAGAACAAAAACTCTTGCCAATAAATATGGAGATACACTATATCCGGTATTTGATCAGATGGGCGACCTCATTGCTTTTGCCAGGGGATATGTGATTGTTTCTGTTAAAGATAAAATTGAGCACATTGATATTTACACCGATACTAAAAGGTATTTGCTTACTCAAGATAAAGAGTCGTGGAATATTGTGGTAGAAGACGAACCTTCTGGTAAGATACCTATTATTTACTACCAGCAAGAGGATGTAGAATGGGTCGATGTTCAGTGGCTGATAGATAGAATTGAGATGCTACTATCAAAACTAGCAGACACTAATGATTATTTTGCACATCCAGTCCTTGCGATTGAGGGAGAAAGCGTCGAAGCTGTTGAATGGGTGAGCAAGGATGAGAATGGAAAGGCCGTTTTGTTAAAGAACGGTGCCAAGGCTAGTTATCTTGTTTACACAGTAACGCCAGAATCTATCAAAACAGAATTGGAAGAGCTCAGGTCACATATAATGACACAAACTCAAACGCCTGACACATCTTTCGACTCTGTAAAAGGGCTCGGCACATATTCTGGAATAGCGTTAAAAATGATTTTCAGTGATGCCCACATGAAAGCGTCTGAACATGAAGAAGTATTTGGTGAGGGAATACAAAGAAGATTGAATTTCCTTAAAGCAGCTAACATTATAATAAACACCGAGTATGAAAAAGCTGTTCTTACATTAAAGCCACGGTTCACATATTACCTACCTAAAGATTTGGTCGAAGAAACAAATATGCTTCTGGCTGCAATGGGAAGCGACAAGCCTCTTATAAGTCAGGATACAGCAGTTGAAAGGTCATCTCTTATTGATGATAAGAAGGGAGAAAAAGAAAGGCTTCAAGTTGAGAAAGATGATGCTGCTAAAGCGCAAGCGGCAATTGACAAAAGCGGACAGGGGCTTGATAATATAATGAATGCAGTAGCGTAAAAAGTTGACATGAATTATTACCAATTGATATGGATAAAATTAGCAGATCCTACCTACTGCGTTGTAAATGTCAATACAAGACTTTAAAATATATAAAGGCCAAGGTCTTTTGCGTTTTGAATTCGATACTGAAAATACAGATATATCAGGCGGAACTGCTGTAATAAAGTATAAAAAACCAAGTGGCACAGCAGGGCAGTGGACAGGTATTATTGATGGAACTATCATTAAGTATCAGGTCACAGATAACTTAACAATTGATGAAGCAGGCGATTGGAAATTTATGCCGGAAGTAACCGTTTCTGGACTCTTAGGAATTTGCGATGAAGTTATTATTCCTGTTCTTGAACCCGCATTATAATTTAATGAATGGGATTTAAATTAGGAGATATTATAGTTCTTGAAGGGAATGGGCAATATTCTGACGGTGTTGAATGTACTGTTACAGAAATTTCTAATGAGGGGGAAATATTAAAAGCGAAGGCTATAGTTGCAGATCCTAAATTAGCTAAGATTGGATTTTTGATTGAAGGGGATGACTACATAATTCAACAATGGGATTGGTCAAATAATTGATTTACTAACAATTTAAATTTAAAACAATGGCAAAAGCATCAGCAAAACAAAAAGCGGCTAGAGCTAAGTTTACTAAAATGGTAAAAGCTAAAGCCGCAAAGAAGAAAAAATGAAGGTAGTACAGGTAACATCATACCACCTACTTTGTGGGTGGTTTTCTGAGCTTAAATAAACTTTTAAATATGCCAAAAGAAACTACAAAAGACGAGCAGACTTCAAAGCCACTAACCCCAGAGCAAAGAGCTTTTCAAAATGCGAACGCTACAACAGTAAACACACTTGAAAATCCATACGCAACAGGCATGACTCTAGCAAAAGCTGAAGAAGTAATTAAACATTACGTAGACTTCAAGGGTAATGAAGTACCCAACGATCTTGCACAGGCCAGAAAGATTTTTAACATTCAATAAAAAATTGTGTGTAGCTTCCCTTTATCCCAAGGGCTGTCCCCGTAAGGCTGGCTCTTTTTTAATTTTATGACAGATCCTTTCGAACTTCAACATTTAAAAAATCTTCGCAGTAAAGAGCGTCAGATACGTAAACTTTACGAAGATGCTATTCATCAAATATCGATAGGGTATTCTCAAATCACATGGAACGGTCAAATATTCAGACTTAAAGATTACCCGCAATTACTTTCACGGATAAATGCACAAGTGAAACAACTACGATTAGAAATTTATACAGTGGCTGTGAACGGAATAGAAGAAAGCTGGGGCCTGTCATTCACGAAAAATAATTTACTTGTCGATAAGAGACTTGCAGGAAAGAGGCCATCAAAAATAGCATCTAAAATCCTTTACGATCCAAACAAAGAAGCACTTAGTGAGTTTATTAAACGAAAGGATAAAGGATTGAATCTTTCTAAGAGAGTATGGAATACTTTATCGAATTACAAAATAGAAATGGAGCAAGCCCTGGGAGTGGGGATAAGCGAAGGCAGGTCAGCGGCAGAGATGGCAAGTGATCTTAAAAAGTACTTAAACGAACCTGACAGATTATTTAGGAAAGTCCGTCAGGACGACGGAACACTGAAGTTATCCAAAGCAGCAAGAGAGTATTCACCTGGGCAGGGAGTTTATAGATCGAGTTATCAGAACGCTCTCAGGGTAACGGCCAGTGAAACTAACATGGCTTATAGAACGGCAGACTTTGAAAGATGGCAGACACTTCCTTTTGTAACCGGAATTGAAATCCATCTGTCAAATAATCATCCTGAGTTTGATATATGCGATTTTTTAAAAGGTATTTATCCTAAAAGTTTTTTATTCAGAGGGTGGCATCCGAAATGTTTGTGCTTTGCAACTGCCAAACAAATGAACGATTCGGAGTATGATAAATTTGAAGATGCTATACTTGCCGGGGTACAACCAAGGAATATTAAGGGCGTAACGAAGGTGCCTGTCGGGTTCACAAAGTACATTGAAAAAAATGCAGAAAGAATTGCAGGCTGGAAAAATAAACCATACTGGGTGAAAGATAATCCAGATTTTGTAAGTTTGTGAAATGGTAAAAGAGAATAATGAAATTTTTAATGTTGGTGACGCCGATTCTTATGGAAAGGCAATGGATGAGATTGCAAGATTAGAAGCCTTAAAAAATATCACTGACGAACAAACCGATAGATTGAATACATTGATTGATATTTGCGATCAATATGTACAATCCTGCGAGAGCGATGAATAAATATCAAATCAAAGGATTGAAGCCTCCACAAGATCAACAAAAACCCACTGATCATTCAGCCAGGTAAACTTCACAAATCGTCTTTTATTTTTAGATAGATCGAAGAATGGAACAAATACATATTCGCAATTTACTTCCATGTATAACTTAATATATTCTTTGGCAGCTTCGCCCAATTCAAGTGCTAATTGGTCACCGTGGTAGTGAAGCATCATTCAACCATTGTGTCAGATAAAATCTTTTCGAATGATTCCTTATCAAGTTTTGAAATGCTTCCGCTTACTCTTACAAAGTAGTTTGCATTTTCACATTCAAATATTTCGCAGTATTGGCGCCTGTCTTGGACAGGAATAAACAATTCAGAATGTTTATGTACTGATTCGTCAGAAACGATGTAGCTGTTTATGATTTGCATTCCAACCCCTAAGCTACAATTTTATAACGATTTTCTATTTTACAACTTCAATTTACGTCCCCGATTTGCTACAATTTAGTTTCGCCTACAACAAAAGCTCTTTACTATTATGCTTGACACAATTAAGGTGCGACTGAAGGCCTATTTAAAGGCAGCAGGCATCACCCTCTCGAATGCCAGGATAGACGCAATCGCGGCCAAACTGAGCAAGAAATTTCCCGACTTAAAAGAAGAAACAGACATCGATGAAAAGCTGAAGGACCTGGACGAAGTTCAATCCTTTAAAGAAATACAGCAGTTTGACGACTACCAGCGCGGCAAGGCTGCTAAAGAAAAAAAGGATAAAGAAGATGCCGAAAAAAAGGCAAAGGAGCAGTCAGGTACAGGCGACGATGATGATGACGACGACAACGACGATGACGAAGGAGAAAAGCCTGCGGCAAAGAAAACAAAAGACCGGACGCCTAAGTGGGCCAAAGGTCTGATTGAATCTAATAAGCTGCTTGCAGATAAACTCGCAGCCATCGAAAAGGAAAAGTCGGAGAAAACAATTAAGGAAAAGATTTCTGCTCATGAAAAGCTAAAGGATATTCCGGCAGACTTTTACGATGAGTGGCGACTTCCCGAAAAGGATGAAGAGATTGACGCGTTTGCGGATAAGGTTGAAACCAAATATTCAGTGTTCAAGCAAGTTGAAAATAATGACAAGGCATCTAAAGCAACAAAGCCAATAAGTGGGAAAAAGCCGGATGATAAAAAGGTAGCCGATGAAAAAGAAGTAGCAAAGATTATGGACGTCTTGATGCCAGGTACTAAAGTAAAGACAGCTTAAACAAAAAAAGTTTTTTAAAAAATTGAAATATGAGCAACGTACATCTTGCTAATACAAGTTCTTCAAGTGTAGAAACCTCCAACGATTCCATAATCATTGTGGATAATCAGCGTTCTATCCGTGGAGGCAGGGCTCTTAATGTTACGGGCTGGCTTACTGACGTTATTCCAGGTGGTCATGTGATCATCGAAGAAGATGCAACTGGTGACTACAAACCAATGCCGGTAGCAGATGAACCCGGCGGAGTTGCAACGACCAGCGGTCTTGTGGCTGGGACTGGTTACACAAACGGAACCTTTGAAAACGTACCTCTTTCGGGAGGAACGGGAACCGGCGTTCTTGCGACCGTAGTTGTTGCTGCAACTGTAGTATCA